AATGAACAATTTATAAACAAAAAAAGAGCTTTCGGCGAGTTAGGACATCCTGACGGACCAACTGTGAATCTTGAAAGAGTTTCACATATGATTACTAGTCTAAAACCAGAGGGTAAAAACTTCATAGGTGAGGCGAAAATCATGGATACACCATACGGTAAGATCGTCAAGAATTTAATTGACGAGGGTGCTCAATTAGGCGTATCATCAAGAGGTATGGGTTCTCTACAATCAGGATCGCAAGGTAATGTTGTAGGCAAAGACTTCTATCTCGCAACTGCAGCTGATATAGTTGCAGACCCATCAGCTCCAGACGCTTTCGTAGAGGGTATTATGGAAGGCAAAGAGTGGGTATGGGACAACGGAGTACTGAAAAGTATGGAAGTTGAGAAGTACAAAGAAGAAATAGAGAAGACAAAACGTGCCGAATTGGCAGAGAAGAAAGCTTCAATATTTAAAGACTTTCTGAACAAAATCTAAACACACGCAATCATCAATGGCTGCGTAGGTTTTGAGATGACAGGATGTATAAATAATATTAACTAATAATTAATTAATTAATTAAATTATCAAGGAGAGACCTAATGTCCGATACAGAAAAACAACTAGACAAAGTTGAAGAGCAAGTCAAAGACGCTGTAAATGCGAATGCTGCTCCAGCTGAGCCTAGTAAACTTAAAAATGACGCAGAGGATTTGGGTTCGGCTGTTGTAAAACCAACAGACGGTAATCCAGACGCTACGAAAAAGATTAAGAAAGTATCAGATCAGGTCAACAAAGACGCTAACGATGGTTCTTTACCAAACGACCAAAAACCTTCTTCAATGAAAAAAGAAGAAGTCGAAGATTCTGAAGAAGTTTCTGAAATGGCTGGCGGCATGAAAATGAACGCTATGAAAAAGATGAATGCTATGAAGAAAATGGAAGCAGATGATGCTGACTCGAAAGAAGACAAAAAAGAAATGATGATGAAAGACAAAATGAAAAAAGACGAGATGGCAAAAATGAAAAAAGAATCAGCGGAAGAAGTAGAAATTGACCTATCCGATGATGTTAAAGCATTAGTTTCATCTGACGCTGATCTATCTGAAGAATTTAAAGATAAAGCAGCTACAATATTTGAAACTGCTGTTAAGACAAGAATTAAGGAACAAACTAAGATCCTTGAGGCACAGTACGAAGAAAAACTTGCATCTGAAAAAGAAACAATCAAAGAAGCGATGACTGAAAAAGTTGATAGTTATCTAAACTATGTTGTTGAAGAATGGATGAAAGAAAATGAATTAGCGGTTGAAAGAGGAATTAGAACTGAGATCGCTGAGGACTTCATTACTGGTCTTAAAGACTTATTCAAAGAACACTACATTGATGTTCCTGAAGAAAAATATAATGTACTTGACGACTTAACTAATCAGAACAAAAAACTTGAAGACAAACTTAACGAACAAATCGAAAAGAATGTTGAGTTAAGCAAAAAAGTTTCAGACGCTGACAGAAGCTCAATCGTTGCAGATATCTCAGACGATTTAGCAGACACAGAAAAAGAAAAGTTTACTTCAATGGCTGAGAATGTTGAGTACGATAGTGCTGATAAATTTAGAGAGAAGTTAGAGACTATTAAAGAATCTTACTTCCCTAAAAAGAAAATAGAAGAAAGCTCATCTAAAGATGATGTTGATTCTGTTGCGGCTAACGCCCCTACTTCAGAGGGCAATACCGATGCTATGGCTGCATATACAGCCGCTATAACTAAAAACATTAAATCTGTAAAGGTTTAATAAATTTATAAAAAAGGAAACGGAGAGATAAAATGTATCTTACTGAAAACTTACAAGAAAAATGGCAGCCAGTATTGGAGCATCCAGATCTTCCAAAGATTGAAGATGCATACAAAAGAGCTGTAACAACTGTAATCCTTGAGAACCAAGAGAAAGCAGTTAGAGAAGACAGATCCTTTATGACAGAGGCAGCACCTGCTAACGCAACTGGCTCATCTGTTGACAACTGGGATCCTGTTTTAATATCATTAGTTAGAAGAGCAATGCCTAACTTGATCGCATACGATATCTGCGGTGTACAACCAATGACTGGTCCAACTGGTCTTATCTTCGCTATGAAGTCAAGATTCGGATCACAAGCTGGTGCTGAAGCTTTATTTAACGAAGCAGACACAGACTTTTCTGCTAGAGACGCTGCTGGTGACACTGGTTCTCCAGACGCTCAATCAGGAACTAACCCTGCAACTCTAAACGATTCACCATCTGCTGGAACTTACACAACTGGTTCTGGAATGACTACTGCACAAGCAGAGACATTAGGTGATGGTTCTGACGAGTTTGCTGAAATGGCTTTCTCAATCGATAAAGTCACGGTGACTGCTAAATCAAGAGCACTTAAAGCAGAATACACTATGGAACTTGCTCAAGACTTAAAAGCAATCCATGGTTTAGATGCTGAGACTGAACTTGCAAATATCTTATCAAGTGAGATCCTTGCTGAGATCAACAGAGAAGTAGTTAGAACAATTTACTCACACGCTAAAGCGGGTGCACAAGTAAATACTACAACTGCTGGTATCTTTGACTTAGACACAGACTCAAATGGTAGATGGTCAGTTGAGAAATTCAAAGGACTATTATTCCAACTTGAAAGAGATGCGAATGCTATCGGTCAATTAACGAGAAGAGGAAAAGGTAATATAATTATCTGTTCAGCTGATGTTGCTTCTGCACTTCAAATGTCAGGTGTATTAGATTACGCTCCTGCTCTTGCAACAAACTTAAATGTAGATGATACTGGTAACACTTTTGCTGGTGTACTTAATGGTAAATTCAAAGTATATGTTGATCCATATGCAGCGAACATATCAGCAAGTCAATACTATGTAATCGGTTACAAAGGAACTTCACCTTACGATTCTGGTTTATTCTACTGCCCATATGTTCCACTACAAATGGTGAGAGCAGTTGGTCAAAACAGTTTCCAACCAAAAATTGGATTCAAAACTAGATACGGAATGGTACAAAATCCTTTCGCAACTTCAGACGGAGACGGTGCTTTAGATAACTCAGGTGCTGTTGCTGCTGGAAAAGCAAACTTATATTACAGACGAGTTAAAGTAACTAACTTAATGTAATATCGTTTACATATCTAATACAGAAAAGGGGGCTTCGGCCCCCTTTTTTTTCGTCTAAAATTCATTATAAATAGTAATATGACAGAGACAAATGTAATCAACAGACAGCCATCTAAACTAGACTATGCAAGTCCGATACAGTTTAGATTTAAGATGAATAAGATACCTAAGGTAGAGTTTTTTGTACAGACAGCAAACATACCTGGTATCAATCTAGGCACAGCAGTTGTGCCATCACCACTATATGATTATCCTGTGCCTGGTGATAAGATACAATATCAGACTTTAGATTTATCATTTCTTGTTGATGAAAATTTAAACAACTACAAAGAATTACATGACTGGATAAGTGGTCTAGGATTTCCTAGTAATCATCAACAGTTTGCTGATTTACAAGCAGGAAGCGCTGATAGATTTCCTGGTTCGACTGCAAGCTCAGTCGCAACAGGATCAAAAAGAACACCAGCACCTTTAGCCGAGGGCGGTATATATTCAGATGCAACACTAACAGTTTTGAATAGTAAGAATATAGCAAAGACAGAAATAAGATTTAAGAATGTGTATCCTATATCTCTAGGTTCTCTATCTTATAATGTTCAGGCAAGTGACGTTGACTATCTGCAAGTAGCAGCTAGTTTTAATTATTTAAATTATGATATTGTACAGATATCTACTACATAATAATAGGATGAAAATTGATGAAAACTTTGAGATGGATCGACAAGGCCGTATGTCTCGGTAATGGCAAATCACGCCAAGGATTAGATTTAGCAAAGATGAAAGATTATGCAACCGTAATAGGTTGTAATGCTATTTACAGAGATTTTTCTCCAGATATATTAGTCGCTTTGGATTCAAGGATGAGTCACGAGGTATATAGATCGGGATATGCACATAAGGAGATATGCTATCTAGGTTACTGGACTCCTGTGCCAAATGTTGTTGCTGATATGATGTTAGCAGATAAGTGGTATGGCAAAGGCAAGATAGACAATGAACCTAACGGCTGTGATGAGGTCGTGTATCATGGGGCAGATGGTGTGTTCACACTCACAAAAGGCAAAAATTTAGGTATAACTTATGTGACAGGTGTAAAACCTGGTGATAAGGTTACCGATATTGATCCCAAGGTAGATGACTTTGCTTATGCGACAGGTAGTAGATCGGTACATCTTGCGTGTGAATTACATGCCAAAGAGGTGTTTCTTGTCGGACATGATTTATATTCAAATGATGATAAGGTAAATAATATATATGCTGGCACAAAGAGTTATGCAGAGAAAGACGCATTGGCTGCCAGACCTGATAATCCAGATGAGACATATAATTGGATACTACAACATAAAAATACTTTTGATAAATTTAAAGATGTACAATTCTATAAGGTAAATAAAGGCGAAGCAAAAACCGCTTCCACTATAAGTGAGTGGAGTGATTGTGAAAACCTAAAATACATATCCGTTGAAGAAATGGATCAAAAGCTTTACAATTAACCGAAAAGGTGATATAATAGCATTATGACATTAGAAGAATTACAAGAGTCCGTAAACAAGGACTTTAAACTAGATGATACTGAATTAGATAGGGAATCTGTAAACATACCTCTATTACATAATAAGTATCTGATACATTTTAATAAATTTAATCTATTAAGAAAAAAGGCAGATCAAGATCACAAGACTTTGATTAGAGAGAAATGGGAATACTATACAGGTAAAGCAGACCCTAGTGTATATCAAGCAAAACCTTTTGATATAAAAGTTTTAAAAGCAGACGTACACATTTATATGGATTCTGATCCTGAATTACAAAAGGCAGATCAAAAGGTTGCATATCTAGATCAAATAATAAAATACTTAGAACAAGTTTTAAGAGGTGTAAACAATAGGACTTTCTTAATTAAAAATGCTATTGAATGGAAGAAGTTCACTAGTGGTGCAATATAATGGATCATCAAAAGGTTTTTTCAACACATATATTTGTAAAAGATAATTATCTGGCACCTCAGAGATTACCTGCTATGCAGGAAGAAATAAAAAATTTACACAAACTAGGATATACCACTAACTTTCAGACAGGACCTAACTTAGATCAAACAGAACCATTTAAGTGGTTTGCACAAGACATAGGTAAAACTGCCTTCGATATATTTGATAAACTAAATTACAACGTACAAGACATAGAAATAACTGGTATGTGGGGTAATATATTAAAACCTGGTGAGACACACCCACCACATACACACTCTAATAACTTTTTAAGTGGAGTGTTTTATTTAGAGTCAGATGCTGAAACTGGTATTATTTTTTCAGACCCAAGACCAGCTGCAGATGTACTAGTGCCAAGAAAGAAAACAAAAACTAACGAAAATTCAAACTTACTATCCTACATTTCAAAACAAAACAGACTAATAATATTTCCTTCGTGGTTAGTTCATTGGGTCCCAATAAACAAGTCTAAAAGAGATCGTATAAGTATTTCTTTTAATATACAGATAAAAGGGCAAGTAGGTGAACATCACGAATTCCAATCCGCAAAATACTAATCTCTTAATCATAGAAAAGAAAAACGAGGTCTACATTACCATAGAATGTGAGCCAGATATACAGAGAGAGATATCAGAGTTTTTTACTTTCTATGTGCCAGGTTATAAATTCATGCCAGCATTTAGAAACAGAATGTGGGATGGCAAGATAAGATTGTTTTCACAAAAGACAAAAGAGATATACTTTGGTCTGTATCCATATGTAA